TAAAGGTTAAGAAGGGTCAGAAGATCCCTGCAGGAACTCCACTTGGTAAGATGGGCACTACTGGTATGTCTACTGGTAAGCACCTACACTGGGAGCTTCGTCTTGGAAAGGTTCACACCTGGAATGACACTGGCAAGGACTACATCGAGCCTATCGGATTCTTCAAGGCACTTATTGCTATGGAAGCGTCTATCGCATCTGCGCCAGTAGTTGGTGACGAGTCAGTCGTTGCACCAGCACCTAAGCACAACGCTGCAACTGCAAACGCTGTAGAGGCCGCTCGTGTAGCCGCTAAGCCAGCAGTAGCCGCAAAGCCTGTAGCTAAGCCAGCGGTAAAGCCTGCAGCTAAGCCTGTTCCTGCACCAGCAGCAAAGGTAGTAAAGCCAGCAGTGGCTAAGCCAGCAACGGTTTCTAAGCCAGTAGCTGTAGCTACGGCTAAGCCTGTATTTAAGGGTGAGCTTAAGCAGGGTACAAAGAATGGCCTAGTCGCCTATCTGCAGAAGTCTCTAAAGGTTACTGGAGATGCACCTGGAGTCTTTGGACCAAACACACTTAAGGCTGTAGCAGCACTACAAAAGGCTAACGGACTGAAGGCTGACGGAGTTGTAGGACCACTGACTTGGAGCAAGATTAAGTAATGGCAACGTATGAGTATCAGTGTGTAGAATGTGAAACTAAACTATCTGTTACTAGAAGCATCTCAGATCCAGATCCTGGATATCTTTGTGAGACTTGCGGTAACAAGCTGAATAGGGTATACTCAATGAGTAACCCTGTTTTCAAGGGTAGTGGATTCTATAGAACGGATAAGTAGTGTCAGAGACAGAAGAGTGGGTACTCACTGCTAACGATCGTTGTGATAGTTGTGGAGCACAAGCATATGTCCAGGTAACAGGAGTTACTGGAGACCTTGTGTTCTGCAACCATCACTACAACAAGATTATGGATACACCAAGCGGCTATGACAAGATGATGAATTTTGCTTATAGCATTCTAGACGAGAGAGAAAGACTCGTAGAGAATAGGCTAGTAGGAAGCGACAGATAATGTTCGAATATTATGTAAAAGAAGTAACCAACGTAGTAGATGGAGACACCATTGACGTTGTAATTGACCTGGGCTTTGACATTAGTTTTAGCTCACGTGTTCGCCTAGCTGGCATCGACACTCCAGAGTCACGCACCACCGACAAGGTGGAGAAGGCTCTTGGACTAGAGTCTAAGGAATACCTTAAGAAGGCCATTAAGGCAGCCAAGACCGTCGTTATCAAGACTGAGAAGATGGACTCATCTGAAAAGTATGGTCGCATACTTGGCTGGGTATACCTAGATGGATCTGGGAACTCTATTAACAACGAGATGATCGAGAAGGGCTATGCCTGGGGGTATCTCGGAGACACTAAGGTTAAAGATTTCGAGGCATTAGCAAAGCAACGTGCCATCCACAAGTAGTATAATTAATTATGGACTATTTAATTGGATCTGTAGTAACGACTCTCCTATTCATTCTGGGTAGGAGAATCTTTGCTAAGACGAACTCTAAAGTAAAGCCACTGCCTGTGGTATACAGCCAAAGCTATATATACAGAATAATTGGCCCGATGGTTAGGCTAATTGAGCTAACTAGAAGACGAGAGACTCAGGTATCTAAGTACGAAGAGAGCCTGAACATAAGAGTAATCTTGTCTGAAAACAAAGCGTACTGGATTTCTAACAATACATTCTATGTTGCCAACGAAGAAGATGGCGTAATAGATAAAGAATCTACAAAACCAGTTGACACAATATCCATGGATAAGGTACAATTGGATAAGATGATGTTTATTGTAGAAGCACTCACGGAAGGAGATGAAGATGAACATAGGAATTCAAGGAAGTAGAAACTTCAATGATTACGGTATTTTCTTACGGGCTATGGGAACAGCTTTGTCTTCCATGCCAGAGGGCGATAAGGAGTTCACCATCTACTCAGCTGGTCCTTCATCGATTAATTCGTTTGGGCAAGAGTTCTCTAATGTCTCTGAGCGCAGTCTGAAGGCCCGTGGGATAAAGATTAAACTCGTTAAGGTTCCACCTAGCTGGATAAAAAGCAACATTCATGCCATAGATTACTTTGCCTACTTCTGTAAGCCGAAGGAGCCTATGTCAGATCTAGTCGATGTTGCTGAAGCAAAAGATGTGTCTGTAGGAGTATACAGATATTAGTAATAGGTATCCGCCTATTATTTCCACAAAGAAACAAAGGGAGAAAAGATGTTAATCAAATCTCTAAATGAAATGGAACGGATTGTAGAGAAGAATAGTTCTCTAGTCTGGGATGGATGGACTGTAGTAAGTCTTCAGTTCGCAAAGAATGGCATGATGTCAAAAGACGGCGTCAAGGTAAACGGTAAATGGTTCCTGCAGAAGCGCTTTGAGGCCAGTTCCGAAGGATGGAATATCCCCGATAAACTTGTAGGCTAATATGGATAAACATAGATGGAAAGAAAGTGCAGCATGTTTAAACTTTGACACAGAATTGTTTTTTGACAAGTATGAAGAAGATCCATCACTCAGACCAGCGATAGATAGTTTATGTGCTGGTTGTCCAGTAGCAAAGCAATGCTTCGCAGTTGGCGTCTCTGGCAAGGGCTGGGGAGTAAGTGGTGGCGTGTATCTTGAAAATGGCAAGATATCTAGAGAGTTTAACAACCACAGATCTAAAGCAGACTGGGGAGAAACATGGCAAAACTTAACGATGGATAGCTAATGGCATACACAGACGCAATGAGAACAGCATTCAGGTCTATTGAACCACCACCAAACTTTGGGGTACAGATAATAGACAATGATAACTTTATCACAGTAAAGGCTAAAGAAGAAGTCTTTATGAGATTGCTAGACGAAGACAAACGTCGTGCAATTGAATACATGGTAAAGGTGAAGATAGCTCTAGAAGATAATGGAGCCATAGTGCTTCTAGTTAGAGATGGAGGAAAGGAAGATTGATGATTAATTTAGATTTGATTGCAGAGATTGCACTATCAGTAGTGATAGCAGCTTTGGTTATCTATATAATTAAGCTTAAGATAAGTAGAAAGCGTCTAGCGAATTCTCTTATCACCTCCTCAACCAAGGAAACTATTCTCCTGGCGGAACTAGAAAAGGCTATAGCAGCTAGAGAAGAAAAATCTGTAGAGCAGACTGACGGGTTCCTTGAGTTCATTTCAAAGTCACGTGACTGGGCATATGAATACATAGAAGAAGTACAGACTGGTCTAAAGAAGTTTATCGATGAGGCAGGTCCAGAGATTAAATACTCTAAGACCTATGGATCGGTAGTGGGCAATCCACTATCACCGTCAATAGATAAAATCTCAGAGGCATTCGAAGAGCTAGAGGCTCTGATGCCAAGGGATACCAATAAATAGTGTGGTAAACTTTATTTAGATTTAATCTAAAGGAGTTAATCATGCTTATACTAAAAGATACACATGAGCTATATGAGTATAATTATCAGGTATGCGAAGTATCTGGATGCGACGACGAGTCGTATGATCTATACGAGCATGATGATACAGCAGTAGACCTCTGTAAAGAACATTACAGAGAAGTTCGAAACAAAGATTATATACTATAGCCAACAAACAGGAGAAATAAAATGAACGAAAAGACAAAGGCACTACTAGCATCATACGGACGATCAGTTCTTGGTGCAGGACTAACACTATACATGGCTGGCGTACCACTTCAGGACCTAGCCTACTCGCTAGTTGGAGCACTTGTTCCAGTAGCACTACGCTACCTTAATCCAAAGGATGCAGCATTCGGCCGTGGACTTCCACCAGTCGAAGAGATTGCTGTAGCCCTAACCGATGTTAAGGTTATCAAGGCTCCAGTAAAGAAGGCACCTGCTAAGCCAGCTGCCAAGAAGCCAACCTCTAAGTAATTGGTATACGGTATTGGGGTGGGGGATATCTTCCCTCGCCCCTTTACGGTACCAGAAAGAACATTATGAAAATTTTGTACATTGTGCACAGATATGCTCCACACCCAGGTGGATCGGAGAACTACACAAGAGACCTAGCAGAAGAAACCCTGTCACGTGGTCACGAGGTATGGGTTCTTGCAGACCAGCACATGGGAGATTACAACGGAGTAAAGCTCTCGTCTGATCCAGATATCCTAACTAAAAGCTGGGATATGATAATCGTTCATGGGACACAAAGATGGCAGCAAATCATGATGAGAAAGTTCAAGCAGATACGATCTCCAAAGATCTTTATGCCAGTCGAGATGCCAATAGACCACCCAGATAAGTTGAAGGTAGGCTTTAAGTTCTCTACCTACGTTGCATACTCTACAGAAGAAGACCAGAAGTTTGTTAAGCTTTATGGAATTAAGCCAAAGTCAGTGTACGTTAGGCACGGTGTAAATGAAGGCAAGTCAATTGGCAAGCCTGGGTTTAAGAATAAGTATGGAATTACTACCAGCAAAATGATATTGTCCTCTGGTGGATTCTGGAAGCACAAGAATATGCAAAACCTTATTGATAACTTCGAGAAAGCAAAGCTAGATGATACTACGCTGGTCGTAACTGGATACTGGAATCCAGATGGTGAAAAAGATGCACTAAAATATAATCCAGACAAGGTAAAGGTATTTGCGCTTGAGGATAGAGAAGATGTACTCTCTGCGATGTCTGAGGCCGATCTGTACGTATTAAACTCAATTAGGGAGGGGTTTGGTATAGTCCTAATTGAAGCAATGCTCAACAAGCTCCCATGGGCTTCTAGGGATACTCCTGGGGCCGTAACAATGAGCGACTTTGGATATGTCTATGACAATGATGAAGACTTGGTTAATTATTTAAAGTCATTCAAACCTGCTAAGGACAACGCAGGCTTCCAGGAGGCCATGAGTAATAGATTGATTAAGAATGCTGTTGATGATATCTTTAATGTTATTAATTCACATAAGCAGAAAGATCCAGAAACTCGGCGTCCTGGATTGTAGAAGGTAGGCTGTGGCCTAGGCTGCATAGGTTCTCTGCTGCATACAATATAGAATAAGCATTTAATCCAATGTTTTCTGTATACAGCAGGGTATCTATGGGTACGTTTATACCCTTCTTCAAAAGATTAAGTATCTTCTCTGCCCCAGGCTTTGTAACAACGTAGCACAACATCGACCAGGTCTGAAATAGCTTACCAATTTCATTTTCGGCAGGTAGTCTGTACTTCCTAGGATTAATTCTAAACTTCCTCATGGCTGTGAGCGGTACAAAGCCAGAGAATAGATCCCACTGGTCTGGTAGTCTTCTGAGCATACGTATCAGTCTGGCATTAAACCCTTTAGACAAGACTATATCGTCTTCCATTAGTATTACTGCATCGTAATCAGAAGCTAGGAAGGTCTCCAGCGCCTCTATATTGCTAGCCCAAACACCAAGCTCTCCTAGCTTCCATCCACGATTGGCATAGCCTCCAGCACCTACTGGATATGGCTTGTTGCCAAAGTATTCTTTAACAGACTCTGGAGTATTTAGATATATAGATTTAGATCCTAGCTCTTCGAAGTTTAGATCTAGCTGCTTCTTTGCAGTCTTCATTAGCTCCCTGCGATCAGCCGAGCTCTGCGTTCCAGTGTCTACATGGAATATCTGATAAGCTATCTTCATAATTAAGCTTCCTTGATTCGCTTCCTGAGCTCCGTGCTGCTGTATCCATGGGACCTAGAATTGTACATAATCTTTATGCCGCTGTCTATGCAGTAATCTCTACCAGTGAAGTCCTTGCCTATGTAGTCATCCCCCAGGAACCTGATATCAATCTTAGTAGACTCTAGAATATTCATCAGATCTTTTTCGGTGTCATACAGGATGATCTCGTCTATGTACTTAACAGCTTGAAGCTGAATCAATCTTTCTTCCAGTGTCTGTATCGGAAAGTTCTTTTCTGGCCTATCTAGGGTAGGGTCCGATTGCAATGCAACAATTAAATAGTCGCATTTACTCTTAGAATCCTTTAGCATAAGTATGTGTCCAGCGTGTAGCAGATCGAATGACGATGCTGTGAATCCAATAATTTTATTACTCATACATAAAAGTATAGCATGTGCACGATATGATATACTTTAATTATCTTACAGGATAAGGATTTATAATGAAAATAAAACTAACAGATATTCCATGCTTCTACATCAATATGGACAAGAGTCCAAAGAGATCTGAAAATACTAGAAGGATCTTGGAGACATTGGGGTTCAAGAGTATAACTAGAATTTCTGGGGTAGAGGCAGACAATCCTGCGTATGGCTGCGCAATGTCACACCTGAGTATCCTAGAGAACGCACCAGGCTATCCATTCATCATATTCGAAGATGACATCGACACCAAGAACTTCATGGAGGAAATAGACATCCCCGACAATGCCGATGCCCTGTACCTTGGTAATCACATGCACAATGCTAACTCAATATACGCTGACGTTGGCGATATGTATACGATGCTAACTAATAAAAGGTATCCGCCACTAGAGGATGTTAGATCATTTGATCAGATATACAGGGTTAGAGACATGTTGGCTACGCATGCCATCCTGTATATCTCCAAGGACTTTGTTGCCTCTGCGGCTAAGCTTATCAAGAGCGGCCTGCATGCGTCCAGAGTAGTACCACTAGACGTTACCTTGGCAAAGATGCAATTTCATAACAATGTTTATGTAGTTAAGGATCCAATGTTTTGGCAAAATGATCCTCGTGCCATGGTATCTAAGATAACCACAATCTTTCCTACATATGAAATTAAAAACATTTTACAGCATTATCCAAATAACTACGAGTTTATAACTTTCCTTGCACAACAGGAGATAAACAAGTTCGAAGACAGAATGATGCTATAATTATTACTATGAATGAATTGATTGCAGTACTAAAAACACTAATGGCAGATAATATTGCCTTAAAATTTAAGTCCCACGGATACCACTGGAATGTCGAAGGCGATGACTTTAGACAGTTCCACGACTTCTTCGGGGACATCTACGAGAACTTTGATGGAGCCACGGATGTATATGCCGAATGGCTACGTGCATTTAAGGCATACGCACCGTATCGCCTAGTAGACTTCTTTGACGCAGCTACCGTTACCGAGCCAACCCTAGTAGGAGATGCTCAGCCAATGCTATCGGACCTATACGTAGCTATAGAGAAGCACATTGAAGATCTTAAGGCCGCATCTGACCTAGCTAACAATGTTAGAGAGTATGGACTATCAAACTTCTTTGCAGATCGCCAGACTGCATCTCAAAAGTTCTGCTGGCAGATCCGTGCAAGCATGGAGAATGAGGAGATGAACTAATGCCAGCAGGTAAGGGACGTTATACAGTTGGTGCCAAAGGCACACACGGTTGTGAAGGCTACCCAGTAGTCGGTGGCGAGGGTAAGGTTCATGGATGCCATGCAACCGAAGCCGAGGCCCAGGCCCAACAGTCTGCTATCTATGCTAGCCAGGCATCGGAAAAGGCAGATGGCTGTACTCCAGATTCTCCAGACTGTGAAGACGACATGTGTAAAGTTTGTGCAACAAAGAAGATGGATTGCTGCCCAGAAGACGATATGAATAAGTCTTGTTGGGATGGATATGTTCAGCGTGGCATGAAGCCAGGAAGTAATGGCAGAATGGTCCCTAACTGTGTTCCAGTATCTAAAGCAGACGACCTTTATGAAGATGGAGATGATGTAGTTTATGAAACAGATTCTATGGAAAAGGCTGATGGGTATTCTCCTCCTGCTGGCGCTCGTTCTGCAGCACGTCGGGCTATCGCTTTCAAAGAGGACGGCAAAGCTAATGGAGCAGGTACGGCGGTAGGCTGGACAAGAGCCAGACAGCTAGCCAATGGAGAGACACTATCCCTGAGCACGGTAAAGCGTATGTACTCATACTTCTCACGCCATGAGGTAGATAAGAAGGGCAAGGACTGGGCTAACCAGTCTAATCCATCTAATGGATACATCATGTGGCTTGCCTGGGGTGGGGACGCAGGATTCTCCTGGTCTAGATCTATCGTTAATCGTGAAATGGACAAGGCCCTATTTGGTGACTTTGGCAAGGACTATACAAAGTCCAGAAGAGCTACATATAGCTCCGACAATAGCTAAACTATTTAAACAACTATAACTCCACTTCGGTGGAGTTTAGTTTTAGAGGAAATAATGGATTGCGTTTATATTTTTAAGGGTACTGAGAGCGAAGAGCTTAGATACTCAATTAGATCTGTAGTAAAACATTTACCACACTCAAATATCTGGGTAGTGGGAGATAAGCCAGAATGGTATTCTGGTAACCACATACAGACAATACAGAATGATACCAAGTATAATAATGCTAGGAACAATTTGCTGGCAGCCTGCGACTCATCTGAGATATCGGACAGTTTCATATTAATGAACGACGACTTCTTTGTCATGAAGCCAGTAGAAGAGTTAAAGCTGTACGATGGTGGATCACTCAATGATAAGATAAATAATTATCACGATGCATTTGGAAACAATGCGTACACTAGCATGCTTAGAGAAACACGCAACCAGCTACAAAAGAACAAGATAAAAAATCCTACCAACTACGAGTTGCACATTCCAATGATTATCGACAAGCACAATCTAAGAAAGGCTCTAAATATGCCAGGAGTGCTATGGAGATCATACTGCGGAAACATGTCTCAGAAGCCGTCAGAGACCGCTCAGGACGTTAAGATCTATTCTAGGGTATATACTAGTATCCCCCAATTTGATTATTTAAATTCAGAGTTTCCATACCTGTCTACAGACGACAGCACGTTCCTAAGAATAAAGAAAAATTTGTTATTTAATTTATTTAAAGATAAGACCAAATACGAATCTGACTAATATCTGATTATGCTATACTTTATGTATTATGAAACTTAATCTATTAGACATTCCAGCCTACTACATAAACCTGCCAGATCAAAAAGATCGAAATGAAAATGCATACAACCTACTTTCCGATCTTGGATTCAAGAATATAATCAGAGTTGATGGTATTCGTGATCCAAAGGCAAACATAGTTGGATTAAGTAAGGCTAACCATAACATCCTCAGCACCGCTAAGGCACCATTCATAATTTTTGAGGATGACATAGAGGTTAGAAATTTCGTGGCAGAGATAGAGGTGCCAGACGACACTGATGCACTATACTTAGGAAACTCGGCCTGGGCAGTTCAAGATTCGTTCCATGGATACTTCCTAAGATACACTAAGTCTAGGACACACTCGCACCTATATAGAACGTATAACATGTTATCGGCACATGCCATTCTATACTTAAGTGATCGCTATGTGTCTGCCTGCGAGAGAGCGGCTTACTACTGTGGCTATGTTTCAGCTTGGCCAATAGATGTTCCGTATGCAGAGCTTCAGAAGTACTACAATGTTTATACTACTAATGAACCAATGTTCGTTCAGAAAATATTTGAGGGTAGAATGTCGGATACCCCAGTATCAACCTGGAAGAATCTAACAGACATAGACAATAAAAAGAGTGCTAACCTTCATGGTAGAAAGCCTAGGCACGATCCGTTCCTAATAGATACAGTTCCAACGGATCCAAACGCTATATAGCATTTTCACGGGCAAGTATGAACAAGTATATAATCCTGGCAGATTTTTTAGAGACATACTTATTTGGAGAAGATCTAGCCCTAGCAAAAAGACTAGAGTCTGACGGATGGATTCTAAGATATTATAAAGACACCGATGTAGAACATGTAAGACAAAACTCCAGTGTGGTTTTATGTATTCCATATGGAAGGTTTCCGAGTTCGATATTTAAAAGTAAAACTAATAAAATAATCTATAAAAGCGATGATCTTTTACCATATCCGCATTATCAGGCTGAAGATTTTCTGCATGCTGACATAGTTCTCTCCACATACGCATACCTAATAAAAGATATACCTAGTTTGGCGCAGTATACCGACAAGGTAGTTTTCTTTCCACACTTTGCGATAGAAGATATCTTTGACAGCATTGAGGTAAACAGTGCTCCAATAAAAAAGATTCTTGTGTCAGGGGCCACAACTCCAGAGTATCCCTTTAGAAAAAAGATGGCGTCACTTAATGGGCACGGTATAGACACCCTAATTCACCCAGGGTACGGGACCAGCGAAGAAAAGCTACATGATGTGATTGGCAAAAAATATTATGAATATTTAAATAGATATATAGCCTGTTTTTCAGACGCATCGTCGTATAGATACATATTGGCTAAGTCGTTTGAAATATTGTCTTCTGGATCATTGTTATTGGTCGAGGAGCCAGTAGAGAATGAGCTGTCAAAGATTGGACTAATAGATATGCAAAATTGCATAGTCTGTACCGAGGACAACGTGATATCTAAAATTAAGTGGATACTTGATCCAGCTAACGAACGCATAGTTGACAGGATAAGGTTTGCTGGCAAACAGCTGGTTTCAGAAAGACACACTGTAGCAGCTAGGGCAGCGCTTGTAGAATCTTTAGTAAAGTCCCCCTAGAGAGATTCGAACTCCCGACCTGTGGTGTAGAAAACCATTGCTCTTCCGCTGAGCTATAGAGGGTTGGTATCCGCCATGGGACTCGAACCCATACTGTTAGCATTTTAAGTGCTTTGTCTCCTGCCATTGGACTACACGGACCTATATTTAATTATATCGTACTGCGAGAGGGACTTGAACCCTCATACCCCAACTTATAAGATTGGTTCATTGACCTGTTATGATATCGCAGAGTGGGGTGTGTGGGACTTGAACCCACGACCGTCTCGTTATGAGCGAGTTGCGCTAACCAGCTGCGCCAACACCCCGATGCATCTATAGACCAGCTATAAATGCATTCACTGTCTTAGGAAACGCTGTCTCCGTAAGACTCTGAACTGCCTTGGCATAATCCTGGATCTCCACCTGGGCATCGTGCCCTAGGCGTTGCTCTAGGAATGTGATTGCACCCTGTAGAGATGTTGTCCAGCGCCAGCGTACGTACATGCCGTATGCAGGCAAGAACAGTCGTGCCAATTCTGGGGCAACGTTGTCCTCCATTGCCTCATGGTACAATTTTACACCATCTACAATAGATTCACGAAGCTTATTAGTATAATGAGCACCGTTGCTAAAATGAATTGGCTCTCCACTACCCTGCTTGCTATTCTCTGGCTTACTACGCCAAGCAGATGCGCTAGGGACGTAGAACTCTTCATCCTCAGTAATGTAGCGACGTGATGATTCGTTCCAGCCATTCTGATCATCCACATGTGTAGAACCTACAGCATACTTCCACCACTGCCGTGCTACGAATAGTGGCGCATAGACCTCAAAGGTGAGCGCAGCGTGGCGAAATGGTGACGTGTGGCCCTCACGGATGAGGAAGTCAATAAGTTTTGCATCTCTGGCGGTAAACTCTTCAGACTCTTTATCGTAGCTAACACGTGCAGCATTAACAATAGATAGGTCACTCCCAAGAGTGTCAACAAGACGTACATATCCCTTGTCCAATACATTAATCTTCGATTCCATATGTTTCCTTAATAGTTTTAATAGCGATAGAGTTTGCTTCTGTATCCAGGCTAAGCAACTCTACAATATCTTTTGCCCTGTCTCTAGCAGCATAACGCTTAAAGTCTTCCAACAATGCACGAGACATGGTTAGCTGCTCTGCATCATGACTTGTTGACAAGATCTTTTACCTCTGGATACTCTAGATACTCTTGAACATCATTAATATTAACTTTCATCTCTCTACCAATGGCTGCCCATAGGTCTAGCATCTGTAGCCAAACACCCTCTGGAACAAAGTCAGTCCAGGTGTCATTCATATACATCTGAGGCTTACCCTCCAATGGCTTTAGTGTGTAGCCCCACTGAACTCCGCCATCAGTATGCGGCTTAAATAAAATACCCTGTGGGTCAGGACGTAGGGCGATGCCACGTAGCTGTCCTGCTACTGGTTGTTCTGTCATTAGTATTCCTTTTCTGCATGGGTTACACCATGCTTATCGTCAATGTACTTGTGAATCTTTCGCAATGCCCTGGCCTTTGAAACACCAAAACCAACAATTAGAAAGACTCCATTCCAAAAGAATTCTGCAATGATGTGGTCAAGACCAAACATTACTTCAAGAATTTCTTCACTACTGAACAAGTGCAACCACGCTTTCGATACATTCATTTACAATTCGGTGCCAGGTTATGGCAGGTAGCCACGCAACGTTAGCCGTGATACCACGACCAGAGTGCTTGTACCAAGAGATCTCGATACCAGTTGGCTTGTGAATAAAGTTTGGTGGACAATCTGGATCATGCCCAATCAACCCACCGTCACACCAACAGTAGCTGCTCATAGCAAAGGTGTCATTGCTGAACATTTCTTCGCCATCGTTAGCTGTTAGCAGTGGGCCATTACCATACTTACCGTTAGTATATCCACGGTGCTCTCGGATAATCTCTGCAATAGAGTCTAGCCCTGCAGTAGCCCAGTCAGCCTCATGCTCATAGGTAGGGCCGTTAGTCAGTACAATCTGACCAATCTCAGTGTATGCTGGTCCGTGTTTTGATAGCATCAATAGTCTCCCTAATCTTTGCTTTCAACTTTGGTTTAGTAAAATAGTTCCAGTTATTAAGGAACCAGTGTTTGTAGATATGCAGGGGATACTTAATTATCCCTTCACGCTTCCTGTGCTTAGCCAATTACGGCAAAGATGTCACGGTATGGAAGAATGACAAGATCCTTGCCATCATGCTTAATCTCAGTACCAGAGTACTTAGAATAGATAACCTTGTCGCCTACTGCAACATCCATAGTCATCTTCTTGCCATCTGCAAAGGTAGCTCCGCTACCAACCGCAATGACGATTCCCTCTGTAGGCTTTTCTTCTGCAGAACCTGCAATAATAAGACCAGACGAAGTTACCTTCTCGGTCTCTACGATTGGCTCAATAATAATCTTATCTTCTAGTGGCTTTAAGCTCATAATAAATCTCCTTGATTTGTTTTCATTTATAGAATACTACACTTAGGTGTATTTGTCAATAGTTTGGGATAGTTTTTATGCAGTAAACTATACCATTTAATTGATTGCAATAATACTATACCTTATTGCCAGGCACTTGTCAATGGGCTATGACCGTCTTTCCGTCAACGATGTCCCATAGATTCTTGGAGGCCTTGACTGACAGGATTAGATCCATTATCTGCTCATACTCGCTATCTGAAAATAGTTCTATGGTTTTCCCCCAGTGATTATTTTTCCCACCCTTATCATTCATGAATATAGGAAAATCCAGGTCTTGTTTAAATACTGTTTTTGGTGGAAATTGCACCAGATACTTTTGCACATATGACTCATCTTCGGCGCAGGCCATGATTCCAGCTATGCTATCTATCTTTCTTAGCTTTTCTGCATGCTCAATTAACTTGTGAAACTCTGCTTTGGTTCCACCCATGTAGGATGATTGATAGTACTTTGCTGGATAGTCTTTTGGATCGATATAAGCAGAAGATAGTTCGTTCTTCTCGTAATGGACATGGTTGTTGAAGTCGGAGTTGGTTATATGCTCTGCGATGATTAGATCTCCAAGTATCTTTTCGTCATCAAAGTGTCGGTGAATGTTTGAGTCAGCGTCCATGCATATGAAGTAATCTCCTGGGCATTTCAAAGCTTCTAGGCAGGCCTCAAACTTTTTAACAACTGTCGATCTCCAATCCACAAGGTCCATGGCATAGTAAATTACATTAGCATCGTCTATAAACTGCCTAGGATCATTGTCTGAAAATATATGAAAAAGTATTTTGCTATTACCTATATAAAAATGATTAAACCTGTGTACTAGTCTCAGGCCTAGTGGCAGGTACTTTCCTGTGGCAAGGACCACTATGTTTACTACTTTTTGGTTGTTCATGCAGCAAGTATAGCATGAAAGGGCAGTTTATACTCATGCCCCAGGAGTTTGTTTAGAACGATGTTACTTAATCTTAATGCTCTTCGGTTTCTTGTCTTCTGGAACATTCTTAATCAGATCGATATACAGGATGCCGTCCTCGTATCCAGCAGACTCTACCTCGTAGAATTCTGGGAGGGTAAACGAGCGATTAAACTTACGAGCAGCGATACCCTTGTGTAGATATTCCTTCTCGTCAGCCTCTGGCTTCTCTCCTGCAATTGTAAGAACATTCTTCTCAGTAGTGATGTCAATGTCCTTGCGGCTAAATCCTGCTACAGCAAATTCCATAACAACCTTATCCTCGTTAATCCTAACAACGTTATATGGTGGATATGTCTTTACTGGTGCAGATGCTACTGTACCGAACATTTTGTTCCAGTCAGTAAAAAATGGATCCTTGAAGGGATCCAGGGTAAATGTAGTAACCATTTTATTTCTCCTTTTCAGCGAGTTAATTGCCCCCTATCGGCAGGCATAAATATTATAGCATATAGAAGGTGCTTAGCAAAGCACTATTCATATTCTTTTACTTTAAATCCACTTGGATCTGCAGACAGCTGCTCTACCTTCTTAAGTAGCTCTGGATACTTCTCTCTATAAATAGATACCCAGCTGTCTGGCTTTGCTGTGTTGCCGTGGTGCTTGCCATAGCTATTCTTTTTGGTTTGAAAGAATGTCTCACTACTAAATATCTTAACATTCTTATTGTTAGTCCAATACTCTGTAGCGATAGTAGGACCATGAACAAAGTCATCGGCAACGAGCTTATCGATGGTTGCATTAATTAGCTGTAGGATTTCTGGACTTTGTGGAGGTGCTCCAATAACTGCATTGCCTATCCAAAAATCATCTTCCCTTGCCATCCATGGGCGATCAATAAGAAAATCATCCAGGGGTTTGTATAGCTCGACATCGCTATCTAGATATATTCCACCAAAGTTCCATAGCGCTTCTAGCCTTACTAGGTCTGCTATGTGTGCACCGCTCTTGCATAAATGCCAATACTTATTGGTCAGCGGAAAGTTGTTGTCTACATCCTCTAGTCCTGGACTGACGAAGTGAGTCATCAGTTTCCAGCCTGGGTTATGCTTCTTTGTAGAATTCCAACAGTATGTGACTAGCCTATCTGTATCCCCTGGCCTTATTGTCCTATGTATTATTCGGGGTATTAGAGCAGTCATACAACAATCATAACATATATAAGACTACTTATGATCCTTTATAATCTGAATAGACTTTTCTATGCCGTCAGCATAGTCGATATCCTGATTACGTAATTCTTTCTCCAAGATCTTTATAAACACCTTCTTGGCTTCTGTCAAAGCAGCATCTGCTCCAACCTCATATCCATTATTCCAGCCATCATTGTACAGGGCTTCGATCTTTTGTTCACGCTTCTTCTTTATTTTGTTTATCATTATCTCTCCTTGCTTTCCCACTAGTACTCGAAACTAGAATGCCAGATCCAAAATCTGGAGTGTTGCCAATTACACTATGGGAAATTATTAACTAAGTGTTCTGTTATATGTTCGTTCTCTGTGACAATTAGAACATACTACTTCACATTTAGATACTTCTAGTAAAAGATCTTTTCTGTTCACGTAATGTTTTTTCCTTGCAATCGTAAAAGACTTATCTTCTAGGTGATCGAAGTCCATTACATAAGGAGGGTATTTAATCCCACAATCGCTACAGGGAACATCCTTTAAACTATTTAACAAAGCATTAGTATCTTGCTTTCTTATGTTGTTACTATTTTGTAGTCGCAATCTTTCTTTATCATTGGACCTATAATATTTCCGATAATATTCTTTTTGACATGGCCTACAATTATTCTGATACCTGTCCTTCTTTTTATTGAATTCTGAGATATCTTTTGTTACTTTACATACTCCGCATATTTTACCCATAACTAATTATATCATATCTGAATCATAAAATAGATTCAAATCCAATTACACCATAGGAGTATTTGCCCTTGTAGACATCATAACCTATCTACTGCACACTAATGGGACTTCATTAGTAGCGGTCAAGCTCTTTCGACACTCGAAGCCCATACGGCTTGTTACAGCGGAAAGAACAGGATTTGAACCTGCGGTACAGTTTCCCATACTCCTCATTAGCAGTGAGGTGCCTTAGACCAGACTCAGCCATCTTTCCATGCGGTAAAGCAGATCATTACTTTACCTAGTTACAATGGGATTCGAACCCATACCTCTTCTTATAGTCATCCGCTGCAGCAGTTTTATAGACCATATAGCGTACTGCCATTATACTATGTAACTTGTGCTCCTCGTAAGATTCGAACTTACACTGAACGGGTTTT